CTTGTGGAATGCGACATTGCCAGCATAGCTATTACCAACGGTAACGGCCTTGTCGTTGACGATCAGACCGCGCAAGCCAGGCTGGTTGATCACCAAGCTGCCAGAGGCGGCAGTGAGTCCGGTCTTGACGACGTAGGCACCGGCGCTCGGATCGTCGGCCACCGTGATGACATCACCGGCCTTGATGCCGGTGCTGTTCACCGTTCCACCGTCAACAGTGAGGGTGGTGGAGCCGACCGCGACGTTGCCGTTGTTGATCAGGTAGCCGGTGCCAGCACCCTTCGTGTGGGACTGGACTCCCGCACTGGAGCGGATCGACATGTTGAACAGGTTGAGCAACTCGCCCCGGCGAAGGGTGGCATCGGTGCCAGCATCGCCGACGTTGGTTAGACTCGACCGCTTGCGCAGGTTGGCGGCAGCGGCGGTGTTCAGCACGCAGGACAGCATTCCGTCAGACATCGGGGTGCCGTTGTCCTCAAGGATGCGGTAGAGGTCCGACAGGACTTCAAAGTTGGCCGAGAACGGAGTGGTTCCAGCGGCTCCAACAGCACGGCTGGAGTTCTGGTAGGCGACGGTTGCAATCGAGGCTTCCACCTGATTGATCATCTTGCGGATCGCCTGAGCGTAGAGAGCCTGCAAGGCGGCTTCAGCGCCGACCGTGTTGGCAAGTTGCGCCCACTGCTCGCCCTTGAGGGGGATGCTTGCGCCAGCGTAGAGCGAAAGCGACAGGGTTTCGGCGCTGGTCGTGATGTCAGCCGCGTCAGGCGGGGTCATCGCCGGGGTGTAGCTGGTTTCCAGCGTCGGCTCGGTGGTTCGCATCGAGATGACGCTTCCACCAGAGGATACGCCTTCAGATCCGCCGTTGACGATAACGCCCTGGGCGAAGCCGGTCGGTTCCCTTGCGACGATGTCGCGGGCTTGATAGAGGACTTCGGTCAGTCCGGTGAGTGAGATGTCGTTGGCCATAATGGTCTAGGTTTGAGAGTTGGTTATTCGGTGATTTTCCCGCCTTCGCGGATGAATGCATTTCGCTTCGGGTGAGAAAGATTGTTGAAGGAAGCGCGGGAAATGGTGGTCGCCTTGGATTCCTCTTGTTCCGCCTTTTGAATATCAAGGGGAGGATGCCCGGATGCGACGATTCGGTTGGTGACGAGCTTGTTGACCGCCTCCTTGATTGGGCAGTCTTCGTTTTCCTCGTCTTCAACTGCGGACTCGATGGCCTTGATCACCGACTCCGGTGCTTTCGCGGCTTCAAGCTCCTGCTTGGTTGCGTTGTGGGCATCTGCTTCGGCCTTGCAGAGAGACTCTGAGCTTTCCGCTTTAGCCTTGAACTCTTCGACCTCGTCGATTGCGGAAGCGAGCAGGTGATCTGCTTCGGTAAGCTTCGCAGTGAGGCTTTGGATTTCGGAGTCTTTGGCGATAAGCTCGCCGTTGGCAAAGTCGAGCTTCGCCTGAAGCTCTCCGTTTGGAAGTAGTCGGTCGAGAATGCTCATTTCGTTAGTGCTTTGCTTTTGCAATTTATTTGCGTTTTTGTCAATCGGGGATTTTCCAACGATGGAATCGGCAAACTTGCGCTCCACCGCTTCCGCTGCGCCCATCCAAGTCTCCTTCTTCATCAGTTCGCGCATCTCGTCTTTGCCCGCGCCGGTAACGCCCGCGTAGATCCCAGCGATCTCGTCGCTCATTTCGTCGAGGATCTTAGCGGCTCGCGCATGGTCGCCGGAGTCTCCAGCGACAACCTGCTGCGCTTCGTGAATCATGATCCGCGAGCCTTGCGTGATCCGGCGCTCGTCTGCCGCCATGAAGATCACGGATGCCATACTGGCGACGATGCCGTTGCCGGTTGCGATGACGCGAACACCGCGCTCCCGCATCCCCATCAGGGAGTGGTAAACGCGATACCCGTCGAGAACGCTGCCGCCTGGGCTGTTGATCTCGATTTCCAGCGTCTCCAAAGCGTCGTCAGCCTTAGCCGTGAACTCGCCAATGCGCAGGTTTTCGGCTACTGCTTTCGCTCCGTAGAGCTTTTCAATTTCACCGATCAGGTCGTCAGAACTCCACGGCGTCACCGCATCGTTCAGCTTCACCTTTCCGGTCCTGTTTTCAATTTGGATCAGATTCATAGTCGTTGCATTTGTTGAGTTTTCAGATTCGTTTCGGCGCACCCAAGCAGCTGCCCATGTTTGTCCTGGATCGCCACCCCACAGCGCCCACGCGATGCGCCCAGCGGATGGGTAGCCATCCTCACCGGGGGAGAAGCCCTGCCCCTTCTTGTCCACCTCGTGGCGCGAGAAATAGCTGTGCATTCTGCGGATCGTGTCGTCCGAAAGATTGGCGCGACGGGAAATGTCTCTAGCGCGTGCCACGCCGATTCCAGTGCCGCCACGACCGTATTCACGCCGCCACTCAAGGCCGCGTTTAGCCTCGGCAATCATGCCTTCGTTGGGGTAGTTCTCGTCAGGCATCTTCCTCTTGGGTTTCTTCGGCTTCGGTTGATTCCTGATCTTCCGGCGGGCGCGATTGCATCGACGGATTCATGTCATTGGCGGTAAACATGCCCTTGTAGCGAGGATCGAGCGTCACCCCGCCCTTCTGCTGGGCCGCCTCAAACGCCTGCTCCTTCTTGACGGCATTGTCGAACTTTCGCGGCCAGTAGTCCTCCTCGTCCTTGCCGAGGTCGGATAGAATGTCCTCGTCGGAAATTACCCCGGCCCGCCAGAGTTCCAGCATGGCCTTTGAAATCCTGCCGTCGTCAATGGTGATGACGGGAGGCATATTGAAATCCCATCTCCACCAGTCTTCAGACTCGCCGATCCGCCCAAGCTTCTTGAGCTTCTGGGTGGCGTATCCAATACACCGCTTGGCGAGAACGCGAAGCGATGCCTGCCGGTCTTTAACCGTGCGGCGGGCAAGCTCGATCTCCTTTCTTTCTGCCGTTCCTTGGCCTGTGGCCGACCAAACCATGGCAACCGGCCAAGGGATACCGGAGAGCGTCATGCGGATCATGCGGTCGTTGTAGTCGCTCCACATATTGCCAGGGTTCTCATGCTTGAGAACGTCGATCTTGCTTCCGGTTCCGGCTCTGAAATGCTTGACCGCGCCACCCTCCATATACCGGACGGTCGTGCCTCTCTCTTCTGACACGCTGGAGCTTCCCGCGAAGTGATTGCCAGGCATCCCGTCGTCAGGAACTCCGCTTTCGTTGGATTCAATGAGCGCGATGGAAGAACGGATCAGCATGTTAAGCCGCTCCCATTCGTGCGACTGCATCGAGTCCCGAATGTCGTTTAGTCCGTGCGTGATCGATGGGTAGCCACGCTTGCTCTCGGGGTAATCCGACTCAAAGCAATGGATCATCGATGTGGCCGGGATGTCCTTGAAGCTGGTCTTGTCATCCTCCATGTATCGGTAGGCGATGACTGTTCCTCGCTTGTTGCAAATCACCCCGTCGAGGATCATGCCGCCCGCGTATGGTCCTTCCTGAACCACCTCTTGGGTCACGCTTGACCCATTAAGGTAGCTGGACCGAATCCGGTGGGACGGGACCACTTGCAGTGCTGGGTAGCCGCTGTCATGCTCCGTCAGAAGGATGAAAACCTCGCCGTCGCGGTCGAGGAGGATCGACGAATGGTACAGGATGTCCGTGAATCCCCGGCCACCGCCCCGGATGTCGGCAATCGGGCAGAACTCCTCCCTTACAACGCGTTCCGCCTTTTTCCTCCACCGTTCGGAGGTGGATGCGTTCTTCGGCTTCCACGCGTCGCCCACGGAGAACATGGCGATCTGGCGGATGGCACCTTTGATCGGCCCGAAGTTCTCGATGATCGACCGCGACACGGAAACCAAGGTTTGCCTGTCGTAGGGGGTGATGAGCTTTTCAATGTCGTCCAGCCGGGTCGGTTGCCAAGGCCGCGCATTGGAGTTCGCCTCGCTTCCGTGAGAGAAGCGGCGGTAGGGTGTTGCCGGGTTTCCGTTAGCGTCAACGATCATAGGGTTAGCAGAAGCGTGCGTGGTAGGTTCGACTTGGCCGGATTCCGGTATCCAAACCCCTGAGTGCCAAGTTCATCGCGTTCAACCGGTCGGTCGTGCTGGTGTCGATCCGCGTCGTGTAGTTCACGCCGTTCTTTCCGCCCGTCACGATTGTGCCGCTGGTCGCGCCAGACATGATCGCGTCGGCAAGTGTATCGTAATGCGTCTTGAGCGCGGCAGTAAGCACCGCATCCCCCTTCGCACGGTCATAGAAAACCTGCGCAAGCTTTACAATGTCTGCCATGCGGTGTAGTAAATTACAAACGCAAGCAAGTTGCAAGAGCTGAAATTTACTCCTTGGCCTTGATGTGGCCCCTCATCATCATGAAGCCGGTTGCTGCCATTTCAGTGTCCAGGAGGTGATTGTCCTTCTTTCCGATTCGCTGCCAGATTTGCACCTGTCGGTTGTCCCGGCCTGCGACAATCGAAACCTTTCGCTCGGAGTTCATGTGCTGCTTGAAGTCGGGACAAACGTCGTCCGGGAACTCCCATCGCCCCAACCGCCCAGCCCGAAGGTCCGCGAGAACATCCTTGATCGGGTTCACGCATAGGTTCAGGAATGACATTTTCAACCCTCCACCGGACTGCCCCGACTGAATCCGAGAATAGGGAGCCTTGACGATTCCGCTCGCCGTAGGGATCGGGAAGCTGTCCTGCTGGACTCCGTGGTAAGCTGTCCAGCCAAACTTGGAGCATTGCTGGTAGACGTAGTCACGGCGATACTGGGCATCGACCATCACGCACCTCTCGCGCACTTGGTAACGCTGCCGCATCTCTTCAGCCTCCTCGAAAGTGAGAAGCTGCCCGCAATTCAACTGCTTTGAGTTTCCTTCCGAGTCGCAAGCCCGAATCGTAAACCAAAGCGAGTTCTGCTGAACGTCCATGCACATGCATCGGTCAGCCTCGTTGTCGATCAGCCTGCCGTCCGCGTAGTCATCGATCTTGTAGCCGCCGGAAATCAACTCGGCAGGCGGGTCGAACTGTGACGGCTTCCAGAACTCCGCGAGCCGCTTCTTCACGAAGATTTGAAGTAGCGACAGATCGCCTCTTGCCTTGGCGTCCTGCGCCTCCTCCCATTCCATCACGGCTTTCAGCCAGGGGATTCGCCAGATCGCCAGCACGTTGCAATGAAATCCGACATGCCCTTTGACTGAATGCTGGTTGGTCGCGATGTAGCGACCGGTCTTTGCGAGCTTCCTGCGTTGGACCGATGTGTCCTTGTATTCCGCCTTACAGTCCTGATTAGAGCATTGGTAGTAGATCGTTTCCGCCGTCTTGTCCCAGTCAATGGACCCGTCTGGCAGGGTCTGCTTTTCCCACTTGAGCTGATTCCAGAAGTATTTCTGGACCGTCGAACAAGAGGCGCATTCAAAGTGAAACTCCCGCTGGTCGGTCTTTTTCCATTCCCGGTAGAGATCCGTCTCCGAGTCGTTGTCATCAGCAGCCCCTTCTGCGTGCGAGTTTCCACCTTGACCGATGTAGAACACCTTGCTGTTCCATTTGTCGTGGGTTCGCGCCTCGGCTTCTTTCATGCGGCCAGGGTAATTGTCAGATAGCTGCCACGCCTCCTCCAGAATTACCCACGGCATCGACTTCTCCTGCAAGTTCGTCATCGAGGGTCCGCAGATATCCAAGTAAATCCCGTGAGGGAAAACCACCGTGGTCTTGCGGTTCTGATGCCGGTTCTCAGGCATGAACGGGCGCATGGCATCCGACTTCTTGAACGACGGGTGAAGCCGGGTTTCCGCCCAGAGTCCAGCCGTTTCGTCCTTCTGGCCTACCAACAGCACGTTTGACGGCGAGACAACAATGCGCCATTGGATCATGCCCTCAATTGCCGTTGTCTTTCCGCTGCCAGGCGGCCACATGTAGTGCAGCTTGCGAATGGCGTTGTCGCCCGCCGCATCAAGAGGCTCCCTCATGTGGGGCGCGAGATCGATGTCAAGATTCGGGGCTAGACCCTGCACCAGCCTTACGTTTTCGTGGCACCACTGGCTTACGGTTTGATCCGGGTTTGGCCGCATCCCCGCTGCCGCCTTGCTCAGTATCCGGTCCATTGTCGTCGCTTCTTGCATATTTATCTCTGATTTGGGTCCAAAGCTGGGATTGCAGGTCGCTCATATTCTCAAGCGTATTACGGAAAATGTCGTCCAACACCTTCTCGATCTCAGCCTCGGTGAGTCCGGTTAGCTGTGGCGGAAGCGTTGCCTTCGCCTCCATGAGCGAAAGCTTGAACGCGGAACCGAGCGCCATCTTCGCCGCGTCCACATCCTCGCGCTTGTATTGCTCGCCCTCTGCCAGTGAGTTCGACAACTGGAGCTTCTTCACTTTCTCCCGCGTCTCCTCTTTCTTCCAGTATTCGTGGGAGGTTTCGTCTTCACCCTCAAAGAACTCACGCCATTCATCGGGCTTCCGCGTGGATTTCCTGATCGCCCCGACTACGCTTCTCGCGTCGGTTACGTCGCAACCTTTGCTCTTGAGTCCCCGGAGAGTCCCATTCGGCAAGCGGTAGAGGAATCCTAGTTCCTCGTCGCTGAAGTCTCTTATTGGCATCGCAAAGCACCACTAACGCACTTCAGTTGCGGTATCAAGAGCTTTGCGTGCCAAAGTGACAAATGGTGGCACGCAATCTTATCCCAAGTCGTCCGAACC